CAGACATTTCTGGCAGCAGTACAACATTCTCCGTTCACACGGCTGGAGACCCTTGGTCTTTAGAAATTACAACCCGAGACGCAGGCGTTGTAGAAACGATCGACATTACAGAAACAATCGAATCCACTTCTACCACTACCTCGCTCTCTATCTTCTCGCAGTAACACCTGCTTACGCAGAAGATCCCAAGGTACAAAACACTTCTAACCCTGTAGCTGCTGCCACTGGTAACGTGACTAACCAGGCAGTGCAATTCCAAAACAACGGTGCACCAAGCAGACAATATTTTGGTGCTAATAGTTCGTGCAACGGATCTACTATGACGTTTAGCCCGTTTTATATGGGTAACGACACCATACCGTACGAAGCTGACGGATACGTCCGTTCTAACAACTACGGTATGCAGATGAGTTTTATGATACCGCTAGATGGTGGCATGATAGAACTGTGCAAACAGATAGCTAAACGACACGAACAAAAGATGAGGCTAAACTACGAAATGATTCGTGCAATGAAATGCACAGAAATCATGAAAGCTGGTTTTACCTTTCGTCCTGGAAGCCGTGTAGAGGTGTTATGTCACGACATTATTCCTATCGTATCACTCAAAGATGATCGAAGCTCTAGTAAGCCTGTCGATAGCAGCGATAGCCGGGGGAGCAGCACTGAACAGCAGGCTGCACAACCGAATAAATAGCGTACATGAACGCATTAGCGCACTTGATCGCCGGTTAGACGGTATCGAACTTACTGTGGCTTCTGATTATGTTAAGAAGTCTGAGTTATCCGATCTAATTAGCCGGATGGAAGATCACATGGTACGTATTGAAAACAAACTTGACCAGATCGTGCTTCGCAATGGCTAAGAAAAAAGCTACAGAGGATCAGTTTAACGAACTGCACAACCTCATTACAAAGGAGTTTCTTGCCCGTATTAAGTCGGGTGAGGCTACTACACAAGACCTGAAGGCAGCATGTGACTGGCTGAAGGCTAACGACATCAGTGGTGTTGCCTACGATGGTAACCCACTGTCTAAACTGGCAAACGTTATGCCAGAAATTGACCCTGAAATGGTACAGAAACGTCTTTATGGCTCAACAGTCCGGTAAATCCTCTGCCCACTACGCTGGCAACCGGAGATCCCTTATGGTAAAACGTGCTTACCAGCGTAAGTACAACAAAAAGAAAAAAGAAGTTGACCGACGTGTCAAGCTGAAAGCTGAAAACAGACGGCGTGGAACTTATGGCAATGGCGACGGCAAAGATGTCTCTCATCGTAAAGATGGCAGCACTTTCCTCGAAAAGGCCAAAAAGAACCGAGCCCGAAACCGATCTAAAGCATGACCCCTTTACTTCCTACCCCTGATCATTACCTTTACAACCTAATCACCATGACGTCTCCTGAAGCCAAGCGCCTTTGGAGGCGCAGTATCAAAGAGCACTTTGGCTGCACATGTGTGTATTGTGGAAAAACTTATGAATTACATGAACTTACTCTTGATCACGTTCATCCTCGCAGCTTGGGCGGCGAAGACATCACATCGAATGTCGTACCAGCCTGTACCTGTTGCAATCAGGACAAAGGAAGTAACCACTGGCTCTCTTGGATGAGAGAACAGTTTGGAAAAAATTTACTTAGAGAAAATTTAATCCTTTCTCATATCAACTAATACATGGATAAAACTAAATTATCCTGGCCTGAGTATAAAAAAGAAGCGTTAAAACTTAAATCTAGAGGTTTAGGGTTTCCAAAAATCTACGAAAGGTTAGGTTTACCTGTTTTCAAAGGTGTTGAATACAAACTAGAAAGCGACCGGGGTGATATTAAAAGAAAAACCCGCGCTGCATCTAGGGCCGGTAAGCTCTCTTCTACTAACACCCGCAGTACTAACCAAGCTATTTCTACGCCACCAGATGCAGATACCTCGGCTGCAAACAGGCTTGTCAAACAAATTAGATCTACTGGTGGTCAAGCCGACCATAAAGCTGAGCTTTCACGTACAGGCAACGCTATGCGTTCTATGTCTGAACAACGGCGGCAACTGATGCGAAGTAGAATGAGTCCTGAAATTGGTCATCAAGAGGGGAATCTTCAAAGGCTATCTGCTAAAGATAATCTTCAAAAAAATTTAGATTACCGTCGTCTTGACTCACATCTACGCAGGTTAGCTAAAAACCCTTCTGTTGGTAAACCAATGTTCGGAGCTAATTTAGCTACTTTGGCTATTAGTTATCTTCCAGTACTTGATGAATTAACTGGAAACAACATAGATTCAGCTTACAAAAAAGGGCTAGAATCTCTTAAAATTACAGGCCAACAAGTTCTTGATGCAGCTGTATCTGGAATGATTCAAAACCGAGAACTTGGTTACGACTTAAATTTAGGACAATAATCTACCCATGAGCAATGTTTTAGAAGCGTTGCAAGGTGACTTTAAGCTGTTCCTACAAGCTTTGTGGGGGCAGCTAGACCTACCAGAACCAACAAAAGCACAATATGCAATCGCAGAATATCTTCAGTCTGGACCTAAGCGTCTTCAAATTCAAGCTTTCCGTGGAGTTGGAAAGTCCTGGATTACTGGAGCCTTTGTTCTGTGGACGCTTTTCAATAACCCTGAAAAAAAGATCATGATTATTTCGGCCTCTAAAGAACGGGCCGACAACATGTCTATTTTCTTACAAAAACTAATCATTGAAACACCATGGCTTTCTCATTTACAGCCCAAGTCAGACGATGCAAGGTGGTCGCGGATAAGCTTCGATGTGAACTGCTCCCCGAGCCAGGCGCCCAGCGTAAAAAGCGTGGGCATCACTGGACAGCTAACCGGAAGCCGCGCAGATTTAATGATTCTAGACGACATTGAAGTTCCTGGTAACTCAATGACAGAAATGATGAGAGGCAAGCTTCTGCAATTATGTACAGAAGCTGAATCCATCTTGACACCGAAGGACGATAGCCGTATTATGTATTTAGGTACGCCGCAAACCACGTTTACGGTGTACAAAAAGCTAGCTGAGCGCAACTACAAGCCACTTGTGTGGCCTGCACGTGTGCCTCGCAAAATGGCTAACTACGAAGGGGTTATTGCACCGCAACTGCAAGAACAGATTGACAACGGAGCAGAACCCTGGAGTGTAACTGACCCTGACCGATTTAGTTCCGATGATCTACTCGAACGTGAAGCGTCTATGGGACGCAGCAACTTCATGCTTCAGTTCATGCTCGACACGAGCCTGTCTGACGCGGAAAAGTTCCCCCTTAAGAACGCTGACCTTATCGTCACTAGCGTTAACCCTACCAGTGCTCCTGACAACATGGTCTGGTGCTCAGACCCGACCAAATGTCTCAAAGAACTCCCAACTGTCGGACTACCTGGAGATTATTTCTACGGTCCAATGCAGCTCCAAGGAGAATGGGGTTCTTACAACGAAACAATATGCTCGGTTGACCCGTCGGGTAGAGGATCAGATGAGACGGTTGCAGCTTTTATCAGCCAACGAAACGGTATCATGTACCTGCACAACATGCGTGCTTACACGGACGGATACTCAGACAAAACGTTATTGGACATTCTAAAGGGTTGCCGTAAGTATGGTGTGACCACGTTGTTAATTGAATCTAACTTTGGTGACGGTATCGTTGCTGAGTTGTTCAAAAAACACATGGCACAAACAAAACAAGCGGTAGCTATTGAAGAAACACGGGCTAACGTTCGTAAAGAAGACCGTATTATCGATACACTGGAGCCTGTGCTCAACCAGCACCGCCTGGTGGTCGATAAGTCGGTTATCGAGTGGGATTACGCGTCTAACCCAGACACAGCACCAGAAAAACGACTAGAATACATGCTCTTTTACCAAATGAGCCGTATGTGTCGTGAAAAAGGTGCAGTTAGACACGACGACCGCATTGATGCCCTAGCACAAGGCGTCAAATACTTCACCGACATCCTTTCTGTGTCAGCACAGCAGGAGATCATTAACCGTAAACGTGATGAATGGAACGACATGATCTTGAATTGGGAAGATGACCTAGAATGCTTTGCAAATCACATGGTTTTTAACATGAATAGAGAGCAAAGACAGCAAGCTAGAAGCAACTCTCAAAACAATGTTGACAACTGGGTTTAGCCAGCTCCCACCCGTATACAGGGGGAAGGGTGGACCCTCTGTACCGGGGACTCTTCGGAGTCCCTTTTATTTAGACCACCGCAGTAACTAGATTACTGAGACAACTTCTTTTATTTTTTTAATACAAGCCGCGACGGCTGAAACACTTTTACTACTGTATGTCCACCGTTAAACTCATCCATTACACCCAGGATGGAGATGATCTAGTGTCGTATATGGCACGTGTATCAAACCCTGATAATCAAAACAACACTGAGACCAGTGCTAAGTTGATTAAGTATCTTATTAAACACCAACACTGGTCACCATTTGAGATGGTCAGTATGTGTGTAGAGATCAATACCACACGGTCTATCGCAGCTCAAATACTGCGTCACAGATCATTTAGTTTTCAAGAGTTTAGCCAGCGTTATGCTGGGGTAACCGGTAAACCCGATACCCTTAGTGTACGTCGTCAAGATCATAAGAACAGACAAAATAG